CATTGACATTCCAGTAGTTGCTGCCGGTGTAGCCGCATTCTGCCGATCTGTACTGCCACTGGCACACGTTGGCAATGATCTGACGCCTTGGCAGCATCACGCCTGCAAGGTCAAACTTACTAGCCAGCTCAAATTGCACCAGATCGCGGTTCTCGGATGACTTCCGATCGACGTACCAGATCTCTGTCGGAAACCGTGCATTGGGGTCTGCATTGGTTTCGCCGTCTAGAAACTTCTTTAGCGTGCGGATCCTGCGGACAGTGGCGCCACCAAGGTCATTGCCGGGCGTCGTCGCATTGACTAGCAGCAAAATTGCTGTGATATCACCAGTTAGGTTGCTGATCGTCAGCGTTGGCCGTGGCAGGCTGCCAGTGTTGCTGTAGTCAAAACCCTCTGCCTTGACCGGAAGCCTGACGTAGGTATTGCTGTTGAAAACGATGTCGCCAGTCACGTTGGCATTGACGCCGTTATGCCAGTAGTACGTCGTGCTTGCACCATGCAGCGTGTTGTCAAGCTGCAGCTCAAACAGCTCGATGATGGCATTCGGCGCCAGTACCGACAGTTCTTCGTAGACGCTGCTGATCGCTGCCCATGTGACCGTGCCATCTGCAATGGTGCTGCCGATATCGGTAGGCCAAGCAGGCTGTGTGCTAGCCGATGTGCCTGCAACAGTGCAGCGAAAAACAAGCCCTGTGGCCTGTACGGACGTTGCACGGACAATTGCGCCAACGCTGTAGGCGGTGCTGCTAGCCCAAGCTGCGTATGCCATTAGGGTTCAAACACCTGCTTGAACGTAGCCGTAATCGTTGCACGACCGGGATAAGGAAGTGATTTCGTCCAATCAGGACAGATCCACTTGTATGCCGTCGACTCATCAGGTGCCGTCCAGTCAAACGACTGATTATCTGCAGCACGATTGTTGAAAAATGTTTCGATCGCGTCGGCGTCAGACTCGAGGATGTTGCTCCAGGTCAACGACCATTCCTTAGGGTTCTGATTCAGGCCGTACGTCAAACGCTGTTGATACCCATCACCAAATTGCACGGTGCGTACAACAGGAGCATTCTTGCGTGATGACCCGTAATCAGGCGTTGTTCCGCCCGTGCTTGTACCAACAGTTGCGTCGTCAAAGGTTGCCATTAACGAGTACCTGCGAGGATGCCGCCAGGACGCTGTTGCTTGATCAGTTCTTGTTGAACCGCCACGCCAATCACCTTACCAAGAGCACTGGCCTGCGCACTGTCGCCCTGAGCATTCGTTCCTGAGGCATCCACACTCACGTTTACGTTGACGCCACTACCACCAGCCATCTCAACGCCAAGGCGGCCACCAGGGCCACGACGCAGGGGCATGATCGCCTCAGGACCAGCTTCACCCATCAAGCCAATGCCGTTGGCAAACGGGAACATGGTCGGACGATTGACAATCCCACCACGGGCAAACTTTTGAATGCCGTTCTGACCAAAAACATTGCCTTTGGCATTAAGACTGAACCCTGCCAGTGGGGTGGCTAGTGCGCCAATACCGCTCAGGTTTCTGTTGACCTGATTGAACACGCTGCCGCCACCCAAGAAGCCAAGCGCCTGCATCACCGACTTCAGTACTAACTGTTGAATGATCATCCGTGCCGTATCAGCCAAGATCGATGAAGCGAACTCAGCAAAGTTGAATTTGCCGGTGGTAACAAGTTGGGTGATGGCATCCTCAACACCTTTAAAGCCTTTCTGAGACAGATTCGTCAAAGCATCATTCAAAGTGCCAATGCCGTCGATGTAATTTTGAATGCCTTGATTGAAAGGATCACGCTGATCCGTGGCAAAACCTGTGATACGAGACAGTGCTTTTTCACGATCAAGCTCGCCAAGAGCTTCTGCTTTGCGTCGTTCAGCTTGCGCACCAAGAGCCTGAAGATACTCTTGTGCCAGGCCAGTTCTATCTTTGTTGACAAGACCTTCAAACATTACGCGATTACCTGTCAACTCGCGCAGCTCTTTAATTGTCTTGTTTAAATCTTTGCCTTTATCGTTAATGTCATTCAACGCTTCCAGATATTGACGTTGAATTGCCTCTTCCGCCGTCTCGCCGATACCAGCAGTTTCAAGTCTGACATCGCGAATCATGCGCCGCAGCTTCTCGGCAAGATCAGCGCCTTTTTCAAGACCCTTGTTGTAATCCCTAAGGGCTTTTTCAGCCTCGCGCTCAGCATCTGTTTTCCTTCTTTTTTGCGCCTCTGGCGTGATTCCAGGCAACCTGCTTGGTGGTTCATTTGCAGCACCAGAAGCAAGGCGTTCAGCAGCCTGCAATGCTTTCAACTGAGCAGTCTGTGTCTCGCGTCGCTGCACAAGACTTGCAAGCACATTCCTCTGCAACCCAACACCACGGCCAGATGACACAAGGCGTTCGTACGCTGCAATTTGAACATTTGTCTGCTTCAGTCCACTTTGCAATTCTTTGATTTGTTGCGCCCTGCCTTTGTTCAGTCCAAAAAACTCATTCAGCTTGCGAGCGGCGGCATCAATTGCTCTGACAATGTCGGCAAAAATTGTTTGAAAGAAGGCACCAACAGGCTTCAGCAAAGTACCAACGCTTTCTTGCAACCTCGACAAGGAAGTCCGAAGACGATCACCAGCAGCGTCGGGACCAGCAGCAATAATCTTGGCCGATTCCCCGTACTCAGCAAATAACTTTTCCGCAAACTTTTGGAAATCAAGCAGGCTGACTTGTCCTTTCTCAAGAGCCTTGTCCAACTCCTGCGGGGTCATCCCCATTGACTCAGCAAACAAGCTGAAAGCACCGGGCAAGCGCTCACCAATTTGTTGCCTCAGCTCCTCAGCACTGACCTTGCCTTTTGCAAAGACCTGTGTTGTCGCAAGCAATGCCGAATCAAGCTGCTCAAGGCTGCCACCCGTGCCTCTAATGCCTGCAGCGACACCAACAAAGGCCTTCTCTGCGTCACGAACGTTTCCGCCTGCACCCTTCACAGACGCGGTCAACTGCGTGAATTGACGTGTGATCAGCTCTTGCGGGATAGCAAGCTGACGACTTGTTCGATCAATAAACGACAGCGCTCTCTGATACTCACCAGCATTCTTCGTGACAAGCTCTAGAGCCTGACGCTGACGACTGATATCAGATGCATAACTTGCTGTTGCGCCAACCTGCTGCCTAACCTGCGAAACGCCACCACCAATACCAGCGCCAATCGCGGCACCCTGTGGACCACCAATTAAACCCCCAGCAATGCCACCTATGAAGCCCTCAGGGCCACCAAAGATGCCACCAGCAGCAGCCGTACCAGCAATCTGTGCAGCGCCCCTCAGCGTTGGCCTGCGAGCTGCCTGAGCAGTCTGTTGCAGTTGCCTTTCAAGCTTTTCAGCTTCCCTTGTGGCCTGCTTAAATTCAAAACTTCCAACCTTGACGCTATTTGCAATCTCTCGCCACGCAGTCGCATAACCACGCAGATTGTTAATACTCTGAACTGAAGTTGATTGAACTTTTTTCAGTTCATTTGCAAGCTGACTGAAATCAGTTGTTGCTGCCTTGCTCTGCTGCCCCAGATTCCGAAGGTTGCCAGCAAGCTTTGTGAGCTGCTCACCGCCCACCTGCTTCAGCCTGACAATTAGCTCCGTGCTCTGGCTCATTTGCGCTTCGCGTTCATGCAGGACAGGGCGGCCAATTCCATTACCTGTATGCCCTCGAACAAGGCCACAGGATCCTTGACTACATACAGCTTACAGAGCCATTCGAGACTTGAGTAGATCAAGCCGGTCATCCCAGCCATATTCGTGTTCCATTGCGTGCTCATCCGCACGAACATCATTACGACTTCCCAGTTTTCCTCCCACACCTCAAAGTGCTTCTCGACAGCTTCCAGCCCCACAGCAGCGATCTGCTCAGGGCTCATCCCAAGACCCCTCAAGTCCTCTTCCCGCTCGTCAATGACGCCGCCTTTGACCCAGTACTCAGCGGCGTCTTTTAGTTTTTTGCTGGCGCTCCCGTCACGCTGTCAGCGTATGCACCAATCAACGCCTTCATGATATAAGGATCGTCACACAGTTCTTTTTTGTTTTTCTGTGTGAACGGAATGTCCTTACCATCCTCATCCTTGATTCCGTCCCAACCTTCCAGGATCCCATCAACCAAAGCATCATCGCCTTGATCAATGAGATCGTTGAAGGCAGAGCGACTCATCTTCCTGAAGACTGCATTAAAGGTCTGCTTCTCAAACTTTCCGCCATCGATCGGCGTTTCCACCGTGACAGGCCACTTGTACGAAGCAGTCTTCTTGAGGACGAAAGCCATACAGATCAGGTGAACACAAGGGACATTTCGTTGTTGCCTGCCGTGGTAGGCAGAGCCAGATACGGCATCGACAGAGCGATCACGCCGTTGGTATCAGCGTAGCTGCATCCGGTGATGTCGGTCTGTGCTGCGTTCAACGTGACAATGTTACCCGCAGTAGCACCCAATACAAAGCTTGAGCTGCCAGTCGCAGTCGCAACAGCCTTGGCAAAGAAGTCCGTCGTACCGATCGCAGGAGCCTCGATCACGGCAGTACCACCAGCGGCACGGTTCGTGATGATCACTTCCTTGTTCGATGCAGTCTCCTTGTACAGCAGCTCGTTGTTCAAAGCCAGATCAAAGGATTCCAGACGCACGCTGGTCACACCATGGAAGGTGGCAGTCGTCACGTTGGTGTCGTTCACCTCGAGTGCAGCAGCCTGATTGGCAACAGTGAAGGTGCCGCTCAGTGCGGTGTTGTCAGGAGCGTTGTAGATCCCGATGAAGTTGAAGCTCATGACCCCAAACTGGCCAGCAGCCATGTTGAAGCTCACCGATCCACGAGCACCCGTGATCTTGTGCTGAGTGCCGTCGTAGAAGCAGTAGATCGTTGCTGAACTGAAACTGCTGCTCACCGGGGCGTAGGTAACGCTGACTCCAGCAGAGATGGTCTCGCTCAGGCCGCAAGACTTCAGGAGAGGACCAAAAGCAGGAGCAGTGCCAGCAGTGCCAGAACCTCCAAGCTCCACATCAAACGTGACGCTGACTCGCTTGTTGGCAACCAAGGTGCTACGAGTGCTGTTGCCCAAGAAGCCCTGGAACGCTGCAGCCTGAACGTTATCCGATTCAATCGGAGTGATCTCAAGACTGCTGACCTGAACAGCATCACTGCCGCCCACAGGGGAGGGATCCACCCCGTAGTTCGATTCAATCTTCGCGATCAGAAACTTCTTCCGAGTCAGTGCCATTGTCGGTAGGAGCGGCGGGTTCTGTGATCAGTGTAAGCTTCCCAGTCTTAGGGTCAAACAAATAAGTGCCGCCCACTCCGGGATTGGGAACTTCCTTTTCAATCTTAGCCATGATTTCAAGCGCTAGTTAGGTGGGTTCTGCTCGTCCGATAACGAACAAGGAAGTCTTGGCTAATGATACCCAAAGGCACATCAGCTTCATACAGGCTGAAGTCAGTTCGATCAGGTGTCAAGTCCAAGGCGTACCCGTTGACAGTTTGATCAGCCATCAGCTTCTGATGCACCTGCTGCGTGTATGCATCTGAATCGTCATCGGGCGTGTTCGTTCGCACCAGTGTCGTTACTCGAACCCTCATCGTCCAATCGAGCTTGTCGTAAAAGCTTGTGTCGATCGGTTGATCGTTGATCGGTTCCACAATTACCGCAGGCACCTCCCCACGAGCAAAAGGCTCTACACGGCTCCTGTAGACCGTTGCACCCGTGATCGAGCTCAGGTTGCTAGCTAGGCGGGCAAGGATCAGTTCGCGGCGTGTGTCAGCCATGATCAGGCGGAAGCGACTTGCGCAACAGTGCAGATGATGCCAGGGATGCTCGGGTGAGCAAATGGGCTGGTCTCAGCCTCCTCAGCATGAATGTAGGCCTCAGCGTTTGATGTCGCCCAAATCAGCTCTAGGTAATCATCGGTTGCGACAGGCAACACGTAGTTGACACACCCAATCACGTTGCCGTCAACGTTGCCATGCCTTGCGATGATGCTGAATCGGCTGTCGCTGCCCGGCACGTCACCAGCGCTGCCTTCGTTGTTCTTGCGCAACCAGACGTTGATGTCGTGAATTTCGTTGTCCGTATTGCTGAACTGAATCGAATACGTGATCGAGTAAACACCACTGTGTTGAAACGTAATACGCGTTCCATTCGTCACGGTCACCCCACGACCAAGCGTGTCCCTTTGACGTAGGTAAATAGACGTAGGCGTATTCGCTGTTGCCGTCTGAGATGTTGAGTCGTAAAACGAACCCCAATATCCAGGGCAACCAAAATACTCAAGCTTGTCCCAACTTGATACCCCGTTA